GGCGCAATTATATTCGGCATCACTGCTGTCGTTGCTCTTTTGGTATTCCTGGAAAAGAAATTCAATGTTTTAACCAAGCTTTGGGGGGGAATAAAGGCAATCGGGGGCGGTCTGGGCAAGCTTTTTATTCCTGGATTCGGGAATGATGAAGGGGGGGGCGCAGCTGGCGCAGGTGGTGCAACATCACCGAATAAGGCAGAAGCCGCGGCGCAGCAGGTAGCTTTCAAGGGCCAGCTGAATATTGCCGGTGCCCCTGCAGGGTCAACTGTTCAAGGTACGACAACGGGCGCACCGCCCATTGATATGAATATGCTGGGGGTCAACCCGTGACCTGGCGCGATAGAGTAAGACCGACAATCACCTTGACTTCGCCTGAAGGAAATATCTTCGAAGCGAAGTGGCGTGGAAATTCAAGAAGTAAGGACAAAAAACTGGGCCTTTTTGAGTTTCCGAAGGTGAAAGGTACAAAGGTTCAAGACCTCGATATCGGTTCTGCCAGATATCCTTTGACATTCTTTTTTGATGGTGAAGATAATGATCAGGAATCTGACAGGTTTTTCAAGGCCTGTGATGAACGGGGTGACTGGAATGTCATTCATCCTGTCAAGGGGTCGCTCGATCTTCAGTTGATATCGGTGAAGGAAAGCATCGAACCAGTCGAATCTGGCAATGTGACGCAGTTCGATACTGAATGGATAGAGCCCTTGAAAGATAGTGTGGTGCCTTCACTGTTTCAGCAAAGATCGACTATCGACAGCCAGATTGATGAACTTAATTCAACCGCTTCTGATCAGCTTGAAGGAAATATTCTGCAGAAAACTGCTGCGCAGATTGCTGCCTTTGAATCAACAGTCAATGCCGTTGTTGCATCTGTTGAAAAGTTTCTTGCCCCTATATATGAACTTCAGTCAGAAATCAATTCACAGGTCTTGAGTATTAAAAGGGGAATCACTTCACTTTTGTCTGCACCTGTTTTTGATATTGCGTCAATAGCGGGTCAGGTTCAGGCGCTTGTTCAATTGCCAGCACTTGCAATTGCAGATGTCAATTCAAGGATTGACGCATACAGCAATTTAATTTCTGCAGCACTTGGTTTTTCACCAGATGGTGCCAAAACAAAAGACAGAAACATTGTGGCTGTTCAGGAACTGGCATTGACATCTGCCCTTGCCTCGATCAGTTTTGTTTCGTCAACGGGTAAGCTTGACAGCCGCCTTCAGGCGATAGAGTTGATCAATTCAAGCACGGAACTTTTCAAAAATATCACCGACACACTGGATGCAACACAGGAACTATTCAAAGATGAAATCATTGATGGTCAATATTTTTCACAGTCTGAAAGTTATTCAGACGCGGTGTTGATGGTTTCACAGACTATTTCATATCTGTTGCGATCTGCCTTTGACCTTTCTATCGAAAAAAGATTCATTCTTGAAAAGATGCGGGCCCCTAGTGAAATTACAATCAAGGAATATGGCAGTATGGGTGAAGATGATCTGAATTTTCAGCTTTTTATTGAATCAAACAGTTTGAAGGGGAATGAAATTCTGATATTGCCTGAAGGCAGGGAAGTGCTTGTTTATGTTTAATAAGGGGAAGATATTATGAAAAATATTTTTGTAGAAGGTAAAATGACTTTTGAGGAATCAAGTGATTTAATAATTAGATTTTTTCAGCATGGATGTGATCAGATAAGTGTGGATATTCAGCCTGATAAGACAATTATAAAAGCTGCTAAGATTAAAGAAGATAATGAACCGAAAAATTAGAGTCCATGTTTGCCCGTCAGTGCATCTTTTCACATTAGTCAAGGGGTAGACATTGCCAAAACCTAGACCCGGAAAACAATATACAGTTGAAGATGAAAACAGCCTTTCGCAAATAGCCGCACGCGCATATGGCGATGAAAAGCTATGGACCAGAATATGGTCGGCGAATCAATTCATTCTGCGCAGCGGCGACCCGGACCTGATATTTCCCGGCGAAGTCATTTCGATACCTGTCCTGCCTGAAAGGGAAAAGCTGAAAACGGCAGTCAGTGATCCTATCATCCCTGGCAAAGACAAAGATGATATGACTATCGTCATCGATGGTCTTGAAATAAAAAGCATGAATTCAAGGGTTGTCAGAACGATGGACACCGCAGCCGATGCGTGGTCTGCGTCTTTGGCATGGGAACCGGGCGTCAATCTTGATATTGATAAAAGGGTCAGGCCTTATGCATACCCGCCTGCATCGGTTTATATCGGCGGCAAGCTGATGGTCAATGGTATTCTATATACAACAGAATCAGACTTAAGCGGCAGTCAAAGTATTAAGCGACTTGAAGGCGCTTCTTTCACAGCCGACCTTGTTGATTCAACATTGAAACCACCATATGAAAAAAACAATGTCACCTTAAAGCAGCGGGCTGAAGAGATTGTCAAGCCACTGGGAATAGATATTGTTTTTGATATAGAAGAAGGCGGTGCTTTTGACAGGGTGACTGCCGATGAAAATGATACTATATTTCAGCATCTGGCGGGGCTTGCGATGCAGCGAAGTGCATTGATCAGTTCAACGGTTAATGGCGATCTGCTTGTCACAAGGGCTGTGTCTGGCAAGCCGGTTGCGACCCTTGAAGAAGGCAGTCAGGGGGCAATCAGTCTGACTGCAAGATATGACGGTCGAAAGCGGTTCAACGTATATCGTGCGATCGGCGATTCTCCTGACGGCAACAAGGTCGGGCTGGCAAAAGATAACGTGGTGCCCAGATCAAGGTTCCTGACATTTCAGGCGAACGAAACGATCAGTGGTGATATCGACAAGGCGGCAGAGTGGCGGCGGTCGAAGCAACTGGCTGATGCCTTGACAATCCCTTTTCCGACAGATAGCTGGTATAGGCCTGATGGTGAATTGTGGCGTGAAAATACGATTGTCACAGTCATCAGCCCGACCATTCATGTGCCTGATGGCTTCAATTTTCTGATTCGTTCAGTTGAATATATAGACGATGTTGCGGGAAAAACTGCAATATTGAACCTGGTCCCGCCGCAGGTATATACGGGCGAAGAATTGAAGGAACCGTGGTCATGACTAGAACTGGAATTGTTACAGGAAGAGAATTCAAGAAAAACAGGGATTCTGGGAATGTCCGTCTTTTGTTGCAGGTGCAAATCACTGATGCCGATGACATTCACACCGTAGAATATATGTCGCCGCCCGGTGAAGACAGTAACCCGCCTGACGGGGCAAAGGTCTTGATCGCTGATGTCGGTCGTGCATACAAGATCGCGACCGCTGCGGATGATAATATTGAACCATCTATGGCAGAAGGTGAAAAGAAATTATATTCGATTTCTGACGGTGCGATTGCATCCTTTATAAATTTTTTGGCAAGTGGTATTGTAGAAATCAATGGGAATAATGATTTTGCTGTCAGGTATAATGAGCTTGAAGCTGGTTTTAATCAGTTAAGAACTGACCATGATGATTTTGTTGCTAATATTTATGGATTACATAATCACCCCACGGCGCCGACCGGTCCAGTATCGACACCTTCGGTTCTGGGTTTAGCGTCAACAGCTGATATATCGGGTGCAAAAGTTAATGAGGTAAAGCTGCCATGACTGGATATCTATATGATCCAAAAAAACATATTGTAGAATATGGCGATGAAGAGGTCTATTTTTATTGTGGTCTTGAATTGACTGATGAAGCGATACATATTCTTGATATATATTTCAAGCGGAAATCTCCACAGGATGCGCTGATTGATAATATCTTGAAACGTCACTGTTGTGGAAAGGACAAAAAATGACTGATATATTTTCAGGCGACCCGCGCCTTTTCCTGTCTGAAAACGGTTCAAGGTTGATATTCAGGGGCGGTCAGCCTGTCATGGACAGGGGCCTTGAAAATCTTGCCCTTATCTCTCTTTTTACAAGTAGGGGCTGGGTAGGGAATACGCTTTTTTCTGATATCGATCAACAGATCGGCAGTGATTTCGAAGAGGCTGCAAAACAGCCCATTACGCTGTCAATGCTGAATGATGTTGCGCAGGCTGCAGAACGGGCGCTTGATAACCCTGCCTTTGGTAATGTTACAGTGACAATTGAAAACCCTAACAGCAACAGGCTGAATGTGACCATTTTGATTGAACCGCCTGGTCAGGATAGCAGGGCCTTGATATTAAGCAGAAACGGTGACAACTGGATTGCCCAGAAAATAGAACCCGCTGAAGGGAGAAGATGAAATGAGTTTGACTATACCAACGACACAGGAATCGAAAGAAACAAATCTTGCGAACCTTGAAGGACAGCTGGGTCAGACATCGCCGCTGGCTGATAAGGCCTTTTTGCGGGTTCTGGCAGTAATGGAGGCGCTAGGCGTTGCAACCCCACTTTATAAATTCGCCGCTGAAAGGGCAAGGCAAAATTTATGGCTGACTGCGACTGGTGATGATCTTGATATCCTGGGGGCAGAATATAATGTTCCCAGAAAGGCCGCAGTCGCAGCGGTGTTGACAATACAGCTGCCCGGAACGAACGGCACGATCATACCGGCAACAGTCGATTTCATCGGTGATTCGAATGGCGTCAGATATTTTCCAGATTCATCGGCAACGGTCACGGGCGGTTTTGCAACGATGACAGTGACGGCTGAAGGGGCTGGCATATCTGGCAACCTGCTTGTGGGCGACACTTTATCGATCGGCACGCAGATTCCCGGTGCAGAAACGGTTGCATCGGTGACGGTCATTGATACCATAGGAACAGAAGGCGAAACGGATGATGCCTATAGAATCAGGGGCCTGGATGCTACAAGATCAGAAGGCGGTGGTGGAAATTCTTTCGATTATAGAAACTGGGCACAGGAAGTTTCAGGCGTTGCAAGGGCCTTCCCTTATGCCGGGCAACCGACCGTCACGGGAACGCCACCCGACAGAACTGTTTTTATTGAAGCAGACACAACAATTGACCCTGATGGCATTGCACCGCAGGCATTGCTGGATGATGTCAGGGATAATATCACAACGGACCCGTTGACAGGTTTCACCCGTCAGCCGCTGGGTCTGACCAATTCAACACTATGGGTCGAATCAATAACAAGGTCTGGATATTTTATCGAAATCACAGGTCTGGTCATTGATTCTGCTATTGAGACAGAAACAAAGGCAGAGATTAAAACGGCAGTGACGAATTATTTTCTTTCACTCAATCCTTTTGTTGCTGGCCTTGATTTTCTGGGTGATAAAAATGATGTAATCACGCAGCTGACTATTTCTGATATAGTTCAGGATATTCTTAAGGCAAGGGGCGGTTCTGCAACAAGCATTGCATTCGGTTCAGCCTTCGGGTCTTATCCTTCGACGCCTGTCACCCTGGACCCCGGAGAAAAAGCAAAGCTGGGCACTATAACAGATTCAACGAAAAGCTGGATTGAAGAAACTGGGCCAGCCTATACAGATGTGACAACTGAATTCGGCAGCGATGCATCTGATGTGCAGATATTTGCCGCTGACGATGATTATATATATGTTGGATATGATTCAACCTTCGAAGGCATTGAAGTGCTGTTGTCCATCGTATCAAGTGACGACATTCTTGCTGTTTTTGAATATTACAACGGTTCGGCGTGGACAGCGTTGACTGTCGCTGACGGAACTAACGGCTTCATTCAAAGTGGTGACATTGAAATCACTGTCCCTGTAGACTGGGCGGCAGTAGATGTCAACGGCACTTCAAAATTTTATGTAAGAATTCAAAGAACTGAAAACACGGTGACAACACCGCCCACTGAAGACACGATCAGGATTGAATCAGGTGAACTGGGGGTCGTTTATGTCTGACCTGATGCGTGCGGTATATGATGCAGTTATGCCGCCCGGTTCTATCTGGACCCCTGAAGAGGAAAAAGAATTTGATCAATTGCTTGACGGTATGGCAGAAAATTCAGAAGTCGTCAGGCTCTTTCTTGCTGACCTTGCGAATCTGCGCAGGCCTTCAAAGACAACCCTGCTTGATGATCTTGAAAAGGAATTCGGAATCGTTAAAAATGAAAATCTAACAGATGACGAAAGAAGGGCACAGATTGCTGCAATCAAGTTTTCTAAGGGTGGTAACGGCGACAAAGATTTTCTGCAGAGAGCATTTGACACGGCAGGTTTTGATGTGCAGGTCCACGAAAATAGCCCTCCCGTTGACCCCGGTCTTTTGCTCGATTCTGAAGAATATGCAGCATCTGGTCATGAAAACAATCTATCTGCAGACCTGACAAGTGAAGACTGGCCCCTTGTGTTTTTCGTTGCCGGTGATGCAACGCTGAACGGCGGTGGTGAAATCACCGATCTGCAATATGGCTTCATAAATGTTGACAGTGTGCCTACATTTAAAAGAATTTTGAAAGCAATCATTTCGATGCACGCATGGGCCGGTGTTAAAGTTATCGGTTTTAAATCAAACTATTTTGGATTCGATGAAGACCCTGACGCAAATGGATTGGGTACGTTGGCCGACCCTGATGTGGGCGGTTTTCTATCAACAATTTTATAGGAGGATATAATAATGTCTGACAGACCACCAAGAGATGTAAACTGGATACCTGATGATGCAACAGGAATATCAGTACCGAGTACAACAAAGCAAAATGCTGGCTGGATTGTTGAAAAGGTGCCGTTGGAGTTTTTGAACTGGCTATGGAATAGATGCAGTCGATGGTTTCATTATCTTTCGGGCCAGTCACAGGAATTTATCGTTATTGATTCGACAAATACGAATGAAAAAGACTATGACACGCTTGCCGCCTATATAGCAGATTCACCCGCTGCAGGCGACAAGGTGCTTGTCAAGGAAACACAGGCACTGACAGCCCAGATGATCATTCCGGCTGGCATCACGCTGCGAATTCTTGGTGGCATCACATTCACACGATCTACACTTGAAGCGAATTCAGTCATCAAGTTCGATTCTGGTGTTATCATTGAAGGTGTTTTGAACCTGGTCTTGTCGCATACCGGCACGACTGCGAAGGCGATTGAATTTGATGGTGATGATGTTAGCGGAAAGATCAATGTTGAAAATTCTTCCACCGGTGCGTTGACAACTGCTTATCATATTAATGCCAGCAAGACCGGCAATGCTTTGAAGGGTTTTGTCAAAAACACAGGCGGCGGTGCCGTCACGAATATCGGTGTTGATTTATCAACTGAAGATTCGAATTTATTGCAAATCATAGATAAAACATCAAAGCAGATTTTCAGAAGTCTGGGCAGCAATACTTTTTTTACTGGTTTCAAGTTTTTGTTCGGTTCTGATGCTGATGGTGATATTTACTATCGCGATGCTGGGATTTTAAAGCGGCTTGCAAAGGGCTTTGATTATGATACCCTTAAACTTGTTGATGGGGCCCCTGCATGGACCCGACCGACTTGGACATTTTCTTTGCAAGTTGGGAATGATTTGAACTTGACCGCTATCGGGCAATCAGGGCTTGCAAGGCTGAATGATACTGACGTTGCATTCATAGATGATACAAACAACGATTTAAGAACATATAGATTTGATGGAACAAGTTGGGCGCAAGTTGGTAATGATTTGAACATCGCTGGTGTACAAGCCCCGGCACTTGCGGCGCTGAATGATACCGATGTTGCATTTATAGACGCGACAAATGAAGATTTAAGGGTTTATAGGTTTGACGGAACGGATTGGGCGCAAGTTGGTAATGATTTGAATATAAGTGGCATTACGGACCCGGCACTTGCCATGTTGAATGATACCGATGTTGCATTTATAGACGCGACAAATGAAGATTTAAGAGTCTATAGATTTGACGGAACGGATTGGGCGCAAGTTGGTAATGATTTGAATATAAGTGGTATAACTGTCCCCGCACTTGCCATGTTGAATGAAACCGACGTTGCGTTTATAGATGATACAGGTGACGATTTAAGAGTCTATAGGTTTGACGGAACGGATTGGGCGCAAGTTGGTAATGATTTGAATATCGCTACTGTAGGGCAACCCGCACTTGCCATGTTGAATGAAACCGACGTTGTATTCATAGATGGTGCAAATAACGATTTGCGAGTTTACAGATTTGACGGTACGGATTGGGCGCAGGAAGGTAATGATTTAAACATAAGTGGTATAGCAGCCCCCTCGCTTGCGGCGTTGACTGATACGGATGTTGTATTCATAGATGTCACAAATGCAGATTTAAGAACATATAGATGGCTTTAATGAAAAAATATCATAATTAAGGCATTATTTTATTTAAGGTGGTTGAAAAAGCCATATAGGAATATATGACAATCTGTGACATGGGACTTGAACTTGTATATATACATCAAATATAAAAAACGGTTTCAAGATGCGTTTTGATTTCTGATCATCACACCGGCTGATCTTTTCTTTTATAAATCACACCGACATCGATCAGATAGACATCATTGCCATTCATGAAGCTATTGCCCAGCGCATTTGTGATTCGGTCAGAAGCTTCCAGTTCTTCAGGTAGATCTGGGATTTGCTTCGCATTGTCTTTTTGTCTGACAGGGCAGCCGGTGCAAAATTCTTCTTTATATCCCGGAACACATTCTTTGTCTGCAATTGTGCAGTCGCATGCCCTGCAGTGAATATATTCCCTGATGCTTTTTGCTTTTGACCCGATTGGGATGCCCGGCACTCTTTTGGGTATGCCTGCAGCTTCTTTCAGCTGATTCAGTTTGATATTATTTTTATTGATGCGGCGCAGTTTGAATTCTATGTCGGCAACTTTGTCATATTCGGCTGCGTTCGGGCTATAGCCTAGATTTTTATATATTTTTTTGATGTGTTCGATGGCTTCTTTCAGATAGATTTTGTTGATTTTTTCTGTCATTTTTGCCCCCTGATCATCTTCTGGTTTTATTGGCATTCGCTTTTTCAATAAATTTTTCATGGATTTCAATGGAAATATTGAAGTCAATGTTCACGGTATAGAAGCCATTGCGTTTCGGTTTGCAGATTGATTTGTCATTTTTATATGCGCACAGTGATATGGGTAGTTTAACTTCACATATATATGAAAGCTTCGGGGAAGCTTCACAATAAATGCTTGAAATGATGCCTTTCTTGCCGCTTGCACGATGTTTCACTATATCGCCCACGTTGAAGGTGTTTGTCTCTTTAGGGGGCTTTTTTGGCGGTTTCACTGCAGGTTTTGATGCAGGCTTTGCTTTTTTTGGCCTTTTCTTTTTCATTTCTAAGTTCTGATAGCATGACTGGTGCATGCCGCGTTTTTGAATCCATCTTGATGCGATCGCGCCTGGTCCTCTTTTACAATGTGAGCAAATCAAGGCCGATGGGTCGGCAGGTGTTTCTGTAGTCTTTTTCATGTTGTCACCTTCTGTCATTTTAATGCAATCGACGCATTTTTCAAGCGATGCATGCGGCTGGCCCTGTTCCCTGAACTGCATCGCCTGATTCTTTCTTGCTTCGCAGTCTTCTTTGTCAACTTCTTCGCCCACTATATCACAGTATTTTTGCACGGTGCCCCCTTTTTTATCGTCTATATTTGATGTTGTGATTGTGTTGCAGGTATATTTTCAGATCTTCTTTGATCTTATATTCTTTATCATAGGATTTCAGAAGCCCGGTCGCTTGACACAGAAAATCTTTCCAGTTGATCGCCTTTGCCCTTTTGTCATAGTTCCATTTCCCGATTCTGTATTCATCGACAAATTCATGTGTTTGATATATGATTTCAAGTGTCTGATCTGGGCAGATAACAGGTTCAAGGCTGACCCATGTCTTGAAGCCTTTCAACTTTGCAATTTTGATGACATCATATCGTTCTTTCGGTGTCGCAGCCTGCGGTTCCCATTTCATGCTTCTTTCTTCAGACCAGAATGTCATTGTCGTGCCGAATAGGTCGCGGCCTTTTTCTAGCAGGTCAAAGTCTCTTGTTGCCCGCATGCCGCCTTTTGTAAGAATGCGAACTGTCATGTCGTTTTCTTTCAGAATCTTGATTGCCTGGCGGGTGATCTGCAGTTCTTCATCGATCTGGGAATATGGGTCACAGGAAAAACAAAGCAGAATTTCTTGTCCTTTATATTTCGGGGCGTCTTTTTCTATCGCCTCGATAAGCCCATCACGGGCCGTCACCTGATTTGTGAATTCGTTTCTGTCTATGTGGAGAACTGCGGGGGCATAACAATATAAACACCCATGACTGCAGCCACGATATATATTGACTGCAAGATCGCAATATTCCTTCGCCTTGCCTGTTGGTTCATATATTGCTTTTTTCATTTTGCCCCCTTATATATTTTGTTTTATTCAATATTTAAAAATTCTGTGCCCTTAAATTATCAAGTGGGCTTCTGATGTCAGCTGCTGTTTTTGTAACGTGACAATATTCCATCGTTGTTCGCACATCTTTGTGCCCTAGAAGTTCCTGGACTGTTCGAATATCTGTGCCGCTTTCCAGCATATGAGTGGCAAAAGAATGTCGAAGCATGTGTGGTGTCACTCTTTGAAGTATGCCGATGCGCTCTGCTGCTTTTTTTACTGCTTTTTGTATAGTAGAATCAAAAATATGAAACCGGCCTTTTTTGCCTGTAGGTGAATGCGTTGAAATTCTGCTGGATTGAAAAATAAACTGATGACCCAGCCTGTCTGTGATGTGATCTTTATTCCATGGGATTTCAACATGTCCGAAGCCTTTTGAAATATCAAGCCGATGTATTCTTTCCACCTTTCGCATCTGGACCTGTATAGCTGGGATAAGATTTTCAGGCAAGAGGGTGATTCTGTCTTTTTTCCCTTTGCCGTCCCTGATGGCAATGTGTTTCTCTTCGATGTTGATATCTTCCATTCTTAAAGATATCACTTCGCCAGTTCTAAGGCCAGCGCCATAAGCAAGGTCTGCAATTAATCCTACGCTGCTGGTAGAAAGCGCATCAAGAAGTGCCCTGGTGTCTTCAATAGAGAGATAACGCGGCTTTTTCTTGGCCCGCTTCGCCCGCACTGCGTCGATCTTTCTATCTAGTTTGATCATGAAAACATTCTTATACATAAAAACAAGCGCATTCATCGCCTGATTTTGAGTGGAAGCAGACACCTTGCGGAAAAGGGCAAGAAGAGACAGGTATAGAGTGATGAAGTTTTCAGGGTCGTCAAGCATTGTTTTTTCGTTCTTGAAACCATTGAAACATATAAAATCTTTCGCCCACATTACATATATTTTACGCGTAGATTCAGCATAATGCTTCACCTGAACCGCATCAGATACCTTCTGTAGAAATGGTGATTTTATCTTTTTCATAATCTCTTCATCCTTTCGTTTTTGAATGATAACCGGAAAGTTTACGGTTAGCTATTGTTAGTCCGCTATCCTCTTTCCCCACCCACTACCTGCGGCCCTAGCACACCCCAATCTTGCCCCCTCTTTAGTCTGCTTGCATCTATCAAGGGTTCCTCTTTTTTAGATAATCCCTCTGTTAATTGCTTTATGAAATCACTTTCTTTTGCATCGGCAAGCGCCCTAACCCCATGCTGCAAAGGACTTGTTGCCACTCGTTTCGTTTTTTCCACTTAATCCTCCTTGCCAGTGGCATCAAGCCACTGAGCTTTCACGTTATCTTTCCTCTAGTGTTCCTATAAACAGCTTCTCATCAATAGCCTTAGATACCATGTCTGGCAGTCTCACTGCATTGCATGTTGTCCATCCGCAATCAGGGCAAACAAAGTTGCTTCTCACATAAATTTCATCATCTGCACCACGGTGTAAATCCCAAAAAACACTTGTGCCACGATAATGCTTACAGCAATATTTCTTCTTAATCCAAGATAACCAGTCATTCAACATCAGTCGTTCCTCCTTTCGACCGCTAACGCGGCGAGTTAATTCAATCGTTCTAAGGCTTATATTTCCCCGCAGCAAATCCTTCCATATAAGCTTTAATGTAAATCTTATAGTCTTCTCCATCTCGAATGCTTTCCTTCGTTTCACAGCTTCCCAAAAATGCGAAATCTTTGAATGTTCTACACGGGGGGCCTTTGGGTGGCTCCGGTCGTTTCTTTTGCATTGATTCTTGTTCTGGTTGTTGGTCTGGCATGCCATTCTCCTTAATAAGCCCGCCTTAGAACCAGCGGGTCAACTTCGACGCCTAACGGCGTCTCTCATTTCATAGGGTGCGTGTTCAGGCGCGTGTTACCCTTATCGTTATGACACCGCTAAGTTCATGGCCCATGCCATTAATCCACGCTTTCTATTCCCACCGTTAATTTTGATAAGCTTATTCACTATTTCAAGCTGC